AAATATTTAGACCCATTCCAGAGCTGCGGCACAAGTAGGAAACTGCTCCACGAAGATTTTCTTACATGCCTCTGCAATATCCATATGTTCCTTTTGAGTGCCATTGGCAGACCTCAAAGTGATGTAGTGAATCCACGAACGAACAGATCCAGACATGTACATTCTGGTTGGAGTTGCCAAAGGAAGCACAAAACGAGCACATTCCTTTGCAATTTCAGCATCAAGCATCTCTTTGTAGAGTTTCATTCCCTCTTCAAAGTGTTTCTGCATTTTGATCTGGAACTCTTGACGGACAAACGGGTCAATATCATCAATAGAATTCTGACGATTCTTAGTGTCTTGTCTGCGTAGTTCCGGTAGGGGGATCGTCTCCGAGAGTAGGGAAGAATCAGCATACCGTTGTGAAAATTCTTGATATGTGAACGAACGATGGCGCAGCACTTGAGCTGCCAGACCTCTTGTAGTCTCAATCTCAAGAGTCATAAATGCTTGTTCAAACACAGACCAGTGATTGTGCTTGATACAATAACCCAACAGTTTTGCATAGTTGGGGTTTTCTTGATTATTGGGGTTTGACACACGGGCAACGTATGCCATTGTCTGCTCCGCATCAGGAGTTACACTTACCAGTTTTACACTCATTTACCAAATCCTTTAGAATTTTCTTTTTCAATATCAGCAATCTGCTGTTTTACTGCACGTAACTGTGATTTCATCTCTTTGATATTTTCTTGACTATAGAGATGATCTTGCTTGATTAAACGTTCAAGCAACTTTATAAGTTCTTTTGCTTTTTTAGTCTGGGTATCCATCGTCATCATTAAATACTTCGTCATAATCGTGGTAATAATACGGAGGATCATCCGAATTATCTCTTTTGTCAATGTAGGCATTCGGATCTGAATACACTTCTGCTTTCAATCCATCAACTAAGAGTTCAAGATTACGAACGATCAGTTTAAGTCGTTCTTTGTCCATATTTGTGCATATACTGCAGATATTATAGCATAAAAAAAGGAGAGGAATCAACCTCTCCCTCTTACTTTCCAATTAGAATTACCAAGTGATTTTAGATAAACTTGTTTTGCATAATTTATGCCTCGATAGGTTAAAAATGCAAAGGTTTTATCTGGGTCATGTCTTTCGGAGTCATATTCTGGAAGATCATAATAAAGATTGATCTTCAGCATATTTTACCTCTTGTATAAGAGTGCAAGTTCTCCGTAAAGTAAACCGATGAATGCAATACTAAAAATAGAACCAATTGATACTACTTGAATTGCTTCCATAAGAACCTCACTTAGCGTATACTTGACCGCGATAGCAGAAGGTGCCGTGTGACTCCTTCGATTCTACACATCTTGTGTCATACTCAACACCACGATATGCGGTGTGTGAAATACGAGCATCATGAAGTGCAGATGCTTTGTTGATCTGCTTCTTAATGAGTTGTAAGGTGTTCATTTGTCTTACTCCTAAAGTAGTTGGATTTTTAGGCCCGTTCCTTTAGTCGTTTGCGTCCCAGTAATGACTACACTCAGGTACAGATTCCTTTACGGTCTCCACCAGTTCTACCACCACTTTTGGAGGTAGTTCTGATTTGTTTGCTTGGATTCTAATCATTAATGAATCAGCATCCGCACAAAGCATACCAGAGTAAAGAAGTAGTTCAATCATGGGATGAACGCTCCGTTCCGCGACTTACTTGCGTCCTAGGTAAACACACCATTACATTGACCTTCAACTTTTGATTTGAAATAAGATATGAGATTCCACTTTGACTTTTGATCAATGTCGTCCCTCATCTGAGTTTCAACTCTAAGTTGTAAGAACCTTTCACAAGTCATGTGCCACCCATATGGTGACGGATCGTGATGGGCTAAGGTCAGTGCCAACAGTAGTGAGACCATTGGATGAACGTACAGGTATTATATACCCTATATTCTATATAGTCAAGTATAAATGTAACATGTGATACAAAATAAAAAACCTTAGAGGTCAAAAATTTTGGGGAATTTTTTTTCCGATATTTTTGGAATTACTTCTTCTTTTTGGTTTTGGGTGGCTCATTACCATACATCTTAGGATTGATTCTACCTTCAGTCTGATTCATTGTCACGAAACCTTTCTTATACCTATCATAGTAATGATCAAAGATTTCAGATTGCTTTGCTGCTGCAGCGATGTCATATGAACTAGCAGCATCACTATCAACTTTATACTCAACTAAGAATGAGTTGTTAGGCAACTCTCGATCGTTTGCCTTGTCTGGATCACAATTTTCAAACAAAATTTTCATAAGATTCACGAACGTCCTCCCCATTGAATGTCAGGATAAGCTTCTGCAATAATTTCTTTTGTAATTTTATATCTATCAGACAGTTTCTTATCTTTACACAAGCAAAGAATTTCTGCCTCAAGTGGATGCAGTCCCTCAAGAACATTAATGAACATTGTTTCACGACGAACAGCATTCAGTCCTGGATTACCATTCTTTGTAAAGTGATAAAAGTTTTTATACTCTCTACGAATAGAAGTATGACCGTTCTTATCACCAGAACCCATTGAAAAGGATTCGTTCTCATGCATTCTTCGAACAGACTCATCAATTTTTGTGGAAAGAGTTCCACTATGAGATGCCTGATCTTCAAATCCAGAATAAGGAACTTCACCCTCTGGAAGAGCAGATATTACACTCTCATCAAAGTTCCAAATAAAAATAACTTTCAAAGAAATATGTTCATACTTCTTAAGCACCTCAATTTTTTTTGCTTTACTTCTCTGTTTAGAAATGAGATCTAAAACTTCAAATGCAAACGGATTATTTGGAAGATCTAATGATGCTGCTTTAGTCTTCGTCGTTTTCTTCTTCGTTGTCGTAGTCATGATAGTTTTCAAAATTAAATGCGATTACTTCATCAGGTATTAAGTTACCTTGCTCATCAAACATCTCTGGATGTGGTCTAGGCACTTCCCGATAATTCATCATATATTCTCTAGCAGTCCAACCACCTATTAATCCCACAATAAGAAATAAAACGGTTAAGAATGAACCAAAAACTAAACTAGCTGCTAACATTTTTCTTTCTCCGGGATACTACTTTTCTTTTCCTTGTGCTGATGGAAAATTCAAAATAGATAGTTACTTCCCGTTTAAGAAAGCAAACCATCTTTTCAAAAATGATATGAAATGGTTGTGTCTGCTTTCTCTTACCTCCATTAAGAAAGAATTCAACACCACGATTCTTGTGGTCGTTGTTTTTATTTATGTTAAGACTTGATGACTTGTTGTTCTCTGAGGAATTTGATTGTGTCAACGCATCCTCCTAATTTTTTATCGTCACAGATTACTTGTGGGAAGGTAGATCCTTTACCAAATTTAGCATAGAATTCTTCCCGTGTAAAGTCTTTGCCTAGTTCAACTACTTTAAAATTTGTGCCGGTCATTTCTAGCACAGTTTTAACCTTATAACAATAAGGACAATTATTTTTTGTGTATACGGTAAAGTTCATAATTTTTTTTCTTTTTTGGCAATCATAGCATATCTTTTATAAAGTAATTTTTTTATGATACATAGTTATATCGAATACTAATAGTCATGAGATCTTTTGCAGAAAAAGGATGGCACTATCTCCCCAAAATTATCAGTAAAGAAGAAGCAATAAAAATTAAATATCAAAACTTAATGGGGGCGATCAGTGATCTTGGCTCATTAAAAACTCATTATGATCCTGAGAGAGGGAATGTAATGACATGTTATGCTCCACCATCATCAACTTTTGTGGTTCATAGAGTCAAACCAATTTTAGAAGAATTATTAGATGAGGAATTAATTCCATCTTATTGGTTTACAACAACATATCATAACAGAGGATGGATGAATTGTCACACAGATAGACCATCTTGTGAGGTATCAGTCACCATGAATATTTCTGGTGATGCAAAATGGCCAATCAAACTTAAAGATCTTACCGGAAAAAGAAGAGAAGTTATTACACCCATGGGTGATGGTGTTGCATACTTAGGAACTATTGTTCCCCACTGGAGAAGTCCTTTAAGAACTCATGAAAATGATAGATTCATGCAACTGTTTCTTCATTATGTAAGAAAAAATGGTCCTCATGCGGACTATGCATATGATAAAAATCAAAAATGTTATGACTTACTTCATAATCATAATGTTTTATTTTAATTTTTATTAATATACATTTATTCCATATTTATCTGATATTTCTTTATCTATCTCCGCCTTTGTAAGCATTCCCTTTACTGTCATCCAATTAACCATTGAATAACGAGTTCCTGAAATAACTGGTTCCACTTTATGAAGATAATATTGTGAAGATGGGAAGGCAACTAACAATCCTGGTTCTGGTTTTATACGAATCCTCAAATCTGGAAATACAAATTCCCCCCCTTCAAAATCATCATTTAAAAAAAGAATTGTAGATAAATCTCTATCTACAGACTTCTTCCATACAATAGAACCATCGGGATTTTTCCACCTCGATACTGCATCATAATGAGATTTATAGTGTCCTCCCTGTCCATATATGAGTAGTTGAGGTGCTTCACTATCATTTATCTCAAACTCGTAGAAAGGGTTGATTACATGACGAACAATATCACTATAAAGATCTTTAACTTCTTTAAAAATATTTGAAATATCAGAGCAATCCACGTCTCTTACATTTAAATCAATTTTTGATGGATGACCTTCTTTACTTTGATTTGCTTTTTCTCCATCAAATACACCCATTTTATTTTTGGGTGCCCTTTTAGCGTGATTAACTAAAAAATTAATTCCATCTTTTGATACAACTTTTGGTTGTATCAGTACATTTCTAAGTATATCATTCATAAAATAAATTTAATTGCTTTATTTAGATTAATTGGAAGTTGCTGCTGCTGCACTTCTATCTTGAGTTAAATTATAACCTGTTGCCGATGTGGTCTCATTCGAGAAATCAATACGGTTCATTCCACCGGTGGAAATTCCACCACTAAAGTAACCATAAGAACTACTTGAACATGCTGCTAAATATGCTCTTGCTTGAGTTAAATTATAACCTGGTGCAAATGTAGTTTCATTCGAGAAATCAATACGGTCTATTCTGTCAAGCTGTGCAGATTGATATTCATCTAGAATCCCACCACCACCAAAGTAACCATAAGAACCACTTGATAATGCTGCTAAACTTCCTCTTGCTTGAGTTAAATTATAACCTGGTGCCGATGTGGTCTCATTCAAGAAATCAATACGGTCTATTGTGGCAAGAAAAGGTGGTTCATAATTACCACCACCAAAGTAACCATAAGAACTATTTGAGACTGCTGCTAATGAATCTCTTGGTTGAGGTAGATTATTACCTGGTGCCGATGTAGTCTCATTCGAGAAATCAATACGGTCTATTGTGGCAACAGAATTAAAAGATGGAGGTGGAGCAAAACCACAACCAAAGTAACCATAAGAACTACTTGAACATGCTGCTAAATATGCTCTTGCTTCAGGTAAATTATAACCTGGTGTCGATGTAGTTTCATTCGAGAAATCAATACGGTCTATTGTGGCAAGAATAGTTGGACTAAGAGATGTATCAAAACCACCACCAAAGTAACCATAAGAACTACTTGAGACTGCTGCTGAAGATTCTCTTCTTTGAGATAATTTATCAGTTAATAGTATTATAGTCTCATTCGAGAAATCAATACGGTCTATTGTTTTTTTATCAACTGTCGGTCCAGCGTGCCCACCACCAAAGTAACCATAAGTTCTTGATCCTTTTATTCGGTATGATGCTCCACCGGATACTGCTGCTAAATCAGATCTTGCTTGAGTTAAATTATAACCTGGTACCGATGTAGTCTCATTAGAGAAATCAATACGGTCTACTGTGGCAACAATAGATGGATTACCACCACCACCAAAGTAACCATAAGAACCACTTGAACATGCTGCTGAATCAGATCTTGCTTGAGATAAAGTATCAGTTACTGGTGATGTAGTCTCATTCGAGAAATCAATACGGTCTATTGTTGATGTGTTAGGAGGAGCACCACCACCAAAGTAACCATAAGAACTACTTGAACATGCTGATATAAAACCTCTTGCTTGAGTTAAATTATAACCTGGTGCTGATGTGGTCTCATTCGAGAAATCAATACGGTCTATTGTGGCAACATAACCAACAGTTGGAGGTAGAGCATAACCACCACCAAAGTAACCATAAGAACTACTTGAGACTGCTGCTAAATTAGATCTTGCTTGAGGTAAAGTATCAGTTACTGGTGATGTTGTATCATTCGAGAAATCAATACGGTCTACTGTGGCAACAATAGGTGGAGCAAAACCACCACCAAAGTAACCATAAGAACTACTTGAGACTGCTGCTAAAACAGTTCTTCCTTGAGTTAAATTATAACCTGGTGCCGATATGGTTTCATTCGAGAAATCAATACGGTCTACTGTGGTAACAGCAGGTGGAGCAAAACCACCACCAAAGTAACCATAAGAATTACTTGAACATGCTGCTAAATTAGATCTTGGTTGAGTTAAATTATTACCTGGTGCCGATGTAGTCTCACTGAAAAAATCAATACGGTCTATTGTGGCAACAGAACTTGGTATACCACCACCACCAAAGTAACCATAAGTAGCACTCTCTGGCCAACTTTCAAAGTTATTATCATTAATATTTTTTATTTGTTCTGTTCTAACTTCTTTTAGAGAAAATATAGCCATTTTTATATTTCCTTACACTCTTATTTAGTTTGAGACTGCTGCAGAACTTATCACACCATTAGATAAAGTATCAGTTACTGGTGATGTTGTATCATTCGAGAAATCAATACGGTCAATTGTATTAACATCAATTGGACCATAATTCCCTCCACCAAAATAACCATAAGAATTACTTGATACTGCTGACAAAGAAGCTCTTGATTGCGGTAAGTATGTTAATGTGTTAGTTGCGGTCTCATTAGAGAAATCAAAACGATCTATTCTGTTAGTATGACTGCTTACTGGGAAAACAAATTTGCCACCAGCAAAGTAACCATAAGAATTACTTGATACTGCTGCTAAACTATATCTTGCTTGAGATAAAGTTGCTGTTGAGGTTAAGGTTTCATTAGAAAAATCAAGACGTTCTATTGTGTCACTCTCAATATCTGATGGACTTCCCTCAATCAATCCACCACCAAAGTAACCATAAGAATTACTTGAACATGCTGCTAAACGTTGTCTTACTTGAGGCAAATTATTACCTGGTAATGATGTAGTTTCAATAGAGAAATCAAGACGATCTATTGTATTAGTTTGGATATTGCCGAAAGGACTTGTTCCACCACCACCAAAGTATCCATAAAAATTACTTGAGACTGCTGCTAAACCATATCTTGCTTGAGTTAAATTATAACCTGGTGCCGATGTAGTCTCATTAGAGAAATCAATACGGTCTACTGTGGCAACAATACGATCTGGTGGTGGTGGCGCTATGCTCCCACCAGCAAAGTAACCATAAGAATTACTTGAACATGCTGCTAAACTAGATCTTTCTTGAGGCAAATCATTACCTGGTCCCGATGTAGTTTCATTAGAAAAATCAAGACGTTCTTGTGTGGCAATCCATCTAGGGTTAAGGTCTTCAGCATAACCAGCAACAAAGTAACCATAAGTTCTTGATCCTTTTATTCGGTGTGATGCTCCACCGGATACTGCTGCTAAATTTCTTCTTGGTTGAGTTAAATTATAACCTGGTGCAAATGTAGTTTCATTCGAGAAATCAATACGGTCTACTATTGGATTATAACCTGTATCCCGTCCACCACCAAAGTAACCATAAGAACTACTTGAACACGCTGCTAAATAATATCTTGCTTGAAGTAGATTATTTCCTGGTGCAAATGTAGTTTCATTCGAGAAATCAATACGGTCTACTGTGGCAACGTAATTAGAAGGTGAAGTAATACCACCACCAAAGTAACCATAAGAACTACTTGAACATGCTGCTAAATCAGATCTTCCTTGAGTTAAATTATAACCTGGTGTCGATCTAGTCTCATTAGAGAAATCAATACGGTCTACTGTGGCAACGTAATCAGAAGGTGAAAACACACCACCACCAAAGTAACCATAAGAACTACTCGAACATGCTGCTAAACCAATTCTTGCTTGAGATAAAGTATCAGTTACTGGTGATGTAGTTTCATTAGAGAAATCAATACGGTCTATTGTGGCACCAATAGGTAGAGTAAGAGATGGTTCCCCACCACCAAAGTAACCATAAGAACTACTTGAACATGCTGCTAAACCATATCTTGCTTGAGTTAAATTATCAGTTACTGGTGATGTAGTTTCATTGGAGAAATCAATACGGTCTATTGTGGCAACGATATTAACAGGTGGAGCATAACCACCACCAAAGTACCCATAAGAACTACTTGAGACTGCTGCTATAAAACTTCTTGCTTGAGTTAAATTATAACCTGGTGCCGATGTAGTTTCATTCGAGAAATCAATACGGTCTATTGTGGTAACTTGATCCGGATTAAGAGGTGGATACGCACCACCACCAAAGTAACCATAAGTAGCACTCTCTGGCCAACTTTCAAAGTTATTATTATCAATATTTTCTACTTGTTTTTCGTAAATAGAACTTAATCCAAATACGTCCCCTATGATAGGCATAGATTTTACTGCTTTAATTCTTGATTAAATAATGATCCCTTAATTTGCTTCTTTTCCTCATCTTCAATAGATGAAAGAATTTTTTGATCAACACCAGTAATTTCAGCAATACCGGCAGAAACATTTTCTTGTAGTTTACTCAAGAAATCAAGAGGATTGGTTGGATCTCCAAATGATCCTTTTGTTCTATTTACATCATTTTCTAACACAGTGGGAGCACTTGCTCTTCTCATAGAACGAATATTACCAGCATTAACACCAGTTTTCGCAGCAAATAAATCATCAATAGATTGATTGGCAAGTCTTCTCTCCCAGTAATTTGGTTGATCAGCATCAAATTGCTCTTTATCAACTAATTTACCACCATTTAATTCAATCAGACGACTAATTAACTTATCAAAACACTCAAGTTCTTGAACAGACGCTTTAAAACCTTGATTGAGTGATTCAAGCATACGATGAAAATTAAATTCGTCAATATCGTACCAACATAATTCCTCACCACCATCACGAGTTTTCCACCAGATTGGTTGATTTTTATCTTTTCCTTCCCATTTATAATGAAATTCTCTTGCCTCTTTTTTTGCGTTAATAATTTTAGAAAGAAGACTTTCTGCAACACTCTTGCGATTAATTAAAGCAGATTTAAAAGCGGATGGAATAGTAAAATTATCATGAATAATAAATTTTTCAATCTGAAAATCAGAACGACCTTGTGCAAGTTCTATTTCACTTTCAGTCCAACGATTTGACTCACTTAAAACTTTAAACATGAATTCATTTTTATCATCTAAAACTTCTTTAGAGGATGCTTTTGCAATTGATTCATAATTGTTAGGCATAATTATAAAAAATATTAATTAACTGTATTTATATTAAACTTTCCAATTACAACCCAAAGATAGAGTATTTTTTAGTTGTTTGTTTTTTTCCAGAATTCAAGGTTATTACATTTACTAATAATATTTAAGGAGAGTTTGTGGATGCATGTAATTTTGAATTCTGATTGAGTAATGCGGTTAATAATGTCGAACCTGATCTAGGAAGACCAAACATAAAATAAAATTTTTTCGTATATCAATTGGAAGTTGCTGCTAAACCATATCTTGCTTGAGTTAAATCAATACCTGGTGCAAATGTAGTTTCATTAGAGAAATCAATACGGTCTATTGTGGCAGTAGCAGCATCAACACCATATCCACCAGCAAAGTAACCATAAGAATTACTTGATAATGATGTTAAACTAGATCTTGGTTGAGGTAAAGTATAAGTTACTGGTGATGTTATATCATTAGAAAAATCAATACGGTCTACTGCGGCACTATAAGGTGGACCCTGCCCACCACCAAAGTATCCATAAGAATTACTTGATACTGCTGACAAATAACCTCTTGCTTGAGTTAAATTATAACCTGGTGCCGATGTGGTCTCATTCGAGAAATCAATACGGTCTACTGTGGCAGCCCGGCTGCTGGGTGGTGGTGTATCTGCTCCACCACCAAAGTAACCATAAGAATTACTTGATATTGCTGCTGAAGATCCTCTTGCTTGAGTTAAATTATCACCTGGTGCCAATGTAGTCTCATTAGAGAAATCAATACGGTCTATTGTTGAAGGACCACCAAAGTAACCATAAGAACTACTTGAACATGCTGCTAAACCAGTTCTTCCTTGAGTTAAATTATAACCTGGTGCCGATGTAGTCTCATTAGAGAAATCAATACGGTCTATTGTGGCAATGAAATCAGAAGATGGATTCCCACCACCACCAAAGTAACCATAAGAATTACTTGAACATGCTGATAAATAACCTCTTCCTTGAGTTAAATTATAACCTGGTGCCGATGTAGTCTCATTATAGAAATCAATACGGTCTATTGTTGAGTATTCTGTGGGACGGGAACCACCACCAAAATAACCATAAGTTCTTGATCCTTTTATTCGGTATGATGTTCCACCGGATATTGCTGCTAAAGTTCTTCTTGGTTGAGTTAAATTATCACCTGATGCCGATGTAGTCTCATTCGAGAAATCAATACGGTCTACTGTGGTCTCATAACTTGGACCATAACCACCACCAAAGTAACCATAAGAACTACTTGAGACTGCTGTTAAACTAGATCTTGCTTGAGTTAAATTATAACCTGGTGCCGATGTGGTCTCATTCGAGAAATCAATACGGTCTACTGTGGTCTCATAAGTTGGACTAAAACCACCACCAAAGTAACCATAAGAATTACTTGAGGTTGCTGCTAAACTTCCTCTTGTTTCAGGTAAATTATAACCTGGTGCCGATGTAGTATCATTAGAGAAATCAATACGGTCTACTGTGTCAAGATTAGGTGGAATTATTCCACCACCAAAGTAACCATAAGAACTACTTGAACATGCTGCTAAACCATATCTTGCTTGAGTTAAAGTATCAGTTACTGGTGATGTAGTTTCATTAGAGAAATCAATACGGTCTATTGTGGCAACGATATTAAAAGGTGGAGTAAAACCACCACCAAAGTAACCATAAGAACTACTTGAACATGCTGATATAAAACCTCTTGCTTGAGTTAAATTATCAGTTACTGGTGATGTAGTTTCATTCGAGAAATCAATACGGTCTATTGTGGCAACATAAGGTGGAGCATCACCACCACCAAAGTAACCATAAGAATTACTTGAGACTGCTGCTAAACCAGATCTTGCTTCAGGTAAATTATAACCTGGTGCCGATGTGGTCTCATTCGAGAAATCAATACGGTCTATTGTTGAGTATTCTGTGGGACGGGAACCAC